GTTCTGGAGAGCGTTATAGCTCCATACTGCCTTCACTGTTTTAGCCGCCATGATCCGCGTACCTCTTGTGCCGCTGCCGGTTGTCCTTTTTGCTATCGTAAGGATGAGGGAGCGAGTGATAGGCCCCCAGCAAATACTCCTGGTGGTACTTGCGCCCATTGTTCTATTTGCGGCTATCAGCACTCTACCGCTCTGTGCACCTTGGCTGCCCCGCCGAACTGTCCTTTATGCGGGCGTGCTCATCAGACTGCTAACTGTGTTGCTTATTGCACTACCTGCACATGTGTGGGGACACACAACATCTGGTCTCCTGACGGAAAGAGTCCTTTTACTGGCGCACTTGTTCCCCGCAGCTGTCCGACTACCGGAGGCGATCGTGCGTTCATGAGTGCTGCGCCTGGTTGTTGTACTTTCATTCGGGAAGTAGTTGGGCGTGGCGGTTATTTTACTCCCGTCGAGCTTACTCGTAACCGCAGGCGTCCCGGTGCTTCCGGTGGTGTCACGCTTCGTCCCTCTGTCTCCGATAGGGTCGTCTCAGCTCAGTTGTCTCGCAGCCTGGCTCGTGCTGTTGCTAATAGCTATTCGGTGGTCAATGAGGCCGCAGCAAAGCCAGTTGTTGAGCAGCAAGATGAAGGCGACTTCGTTGTGAAAGTGAAAGGAAGTCAAATTGGCAAGTTGGGCGCTGTTGTTACTCATCAGACTGGCCTTGATGGTTTCGATTTAACGGCTCCTGTTGCTCGGAAGCATGTCTCTTTTTCTGACGAAGCGCCTCAGCTTATCCCTCCGGTCCCAGTAGATCCTCTTCCCGATCTACTTCTCCCAAGCGTTAACCCCTCTCTTGTGAGCCGTGCAGCGGCCCTTGGAGTTATTGCTGACAGCTCTGAAGGCGGTCTCTTCCAATATCTTGCCCGGATGCTTCCCGAAGGTGATGACCGTTTGGTCAAGGATAGGGATCAAATGGCTCTTGAAAAAGCAGTTGCTAACAGCCGAGCTATGCCGGACACCTTTGAGTATGGTTCTCATCCTTTGTCTAAGAAGATGGTCCAGCCTCAGCCCGTCTGCAGCGACCGTGTTAAAATGCAGTGGTTTGTTCGAGGCAAGCCTGTTGAAGAGCATGTGGCTTGTGCCTATTATAGCAAAGAAATTAGTATGCAGCACGCGGCTGTTAAGACAGGATTTCTGCCATTGCCTACTGAAACCGCTAAGGTTTTGAACTGTGTGGACTCTTCCACACGCACCCTTTACCACACGATTAAGCTTCGGTTACAGGGTAGTGTGGCTCTGCCTGATCCGGATGTGCTTGAGCCTTTTTCCAAGTGGGGCGTGGAACTTCTTACCCGCATGCAGATAGCTGAACCGTGGAAGCTTAAGCCTATCACTCCAGAAGAGTATGTCCTCGAACAGGTTACACCCCGCAAGCGGCTTCCTTACTGGCGAGGTTATCTTAAGGTTAAGCTTACCCATTTGATTCCTGCCCGTTTTGAGGTTAATGTGAAGCCTCTTGAAGTGGCTTATAAGGATAGAGGAAGTAACAAGGGCCGATTGCTCTTTAATCCATCCTTTGAAAGTAAAGCTGTTCAGGGCTGGTGGAATGCGAACGCGATTCGTTGGTGTAAGGCCAAGGACTTCGGTCGCAACATAGGCGGTGCCTATGATTGGGGAATTCCTAGTTTTGTTCATGGCCTTAACGCTGGTGAGCTTGAGGATGTGATCACCAAGGCTTTTCGTCATGTCGGTTGGGACAGTGTATTTATGTCCAGTGATGGAAGTAATTTCGATTTGCACCAGTTCACTGAGTTGCGTAAGGCCATAGACAACAAACTTCACGCCGTTGTTCGGGACTGGTTGGTCAGCACTGGTCTTTTTGATCATATTTTGATCAATGAGTGTTTTAAAGCCAACTTGCGCAC